TATATTCCAGCGTAGTCAAAATACGTTTTGCATCAATATCCGCTTGCGCCAGCACTTTTGCATGAGCATATATATCTTTTGCAATATCGGTATTTGGTGAAGTGTCATAACCACCAGTTGGCAATAATTGTCGAAGTATTGAAGCATAAAGCTCTACAGTCTGTTCAAAAGTCATAGTTGTTTCACCGTAAGTGTGCCGATGCGGAGCCAACCTGTAGTAAATACCGTGTTTGTAGGTTCATGATTGCCTGCTGGTGTAAGTTGAAAGTCCGTTACACCTTGCAAATCTTTAACCCGGCTAACCACTGTTGAGGCAACAAAAGTTTCACCCGGCTTTAGCAAACCGACATAATCACGAATGACTCTTTCAACGTCTGTTTCGCTTGCTGTACCAGAAAATACTGCCGATAAGTTGAGATATTCTTTGGTTGGTGCATAAGCTCTTACATCGCCCCAAAATCCACTGTAATCGTCTAATGTAGCCTGAACTAAAGCTAATAAAGTACTACTTGGTGAGTTTGGTGGGTTACCTGCGGCTGTGATTGCAACGTCTAATGAACCCAGTCCACGACGCTTAGGAAAAATAAAAACATCTGCAACACCCGGCACATCTTTAACAATGCGTTTTAGGTCGGCTTCACGATCACGAATCTGGCCTAAAGCCTCTTTTTCCATCATACGCTGACGCCAAGTTTCAACATCTTCTACATCAACACCAGCTGATATTTCCTCAATGACATCTACTTGTGAAGCAACACCCGGCAATGGACTAACCCAGAGTAGCTGCTCTCCATCAAAGTTCCAGCTCACGCCTTCAAACTCGGCAATCACTTGGATTTGTTTAGCCTTATTTACTGAAAGCTGCTCTGTATATTGAGTTAGCCAGTAATGACCTTTACCATCTGTGATTTTTGACCCTGCGGGGATAGTCACGGCAGTATTTGAAACTGACTTAACCCGACCTGAAGCTTTAGAACCACCATTACGTGGACACTCTAAGCGCTTTGCGTGGATATAAAGAAAAGGTTCGTCAGCTGTGGCTACAAATAGCTGTTTTTGAATATAAGTTTGATGGTGATAGAGACCTTCAACCACAGAGGCTTCACCATCGGCACGTATAGCTGCATCATCTTCATCATCCAATGTTAAACCTGTTAAGTTATGGATTTCTTGAATAATGTCAGCACGTAATTGGTCGAATGTCTTGATTGGATAAGCCATTGATTAGCCTCCAACTGGAACAAAATAGAGAATGGTTTGCTTTTGGCCTGACAGCTGAGTAACTTCAATATTTAAGTCAACTTGGCTTTGAATTGTTTGTACAGCACTTACCAAAATTGCAGCAAAACGATTAGGCACCAAGTCTTCTAAAGCTTCTTCAGCAAATTGTTTAACTGTTTGAATGGTACGAGTTACATCTTTAGATCGTTTCAATGTGTATAAGCGGCTACCAATATTAGAATTAGCCCAGTACTTCCATCTATGAATGTTTAAACGCTGGCAAATTGCTTGTACTTCATTTTTACTGAAGGCAGCATCAAGGCTCATCAGCACATAATCTTTCGTTTTTAAATCAATATTCGCCATGATGCACCTACATTGGTTCTGTTGGAGTCGGTGTATTACCGTGTTTGTGTTTGTTATAAATATCGCGCATTTCCTGCATTGAACCTTTCTGATCTAAGACATTGCCATTCGGCACATGCAAATCACCATCATCAACAAAAAGGTCACCAGCGGTGATATGCGTACCATCTTCTTTAAGTAAAAGGCTGTGCCCAAATTGGTCGTAAACGCAGGTTTCACCTTCATCGACATTGACCACAACAGTTCCCCCAATCGTTGCAACAACAATTGAGCGTGAGGTTTTCCCGTGAAGAGGAATAACCACAACACGTGCTCCATCAGGTACATGTGAGCTAAAACCGACTTGCTGAAAAAGTTCAATTTCTTGCAATGTCTCATCGGCAAAACCCTTTAACTGCAATACTTTTGAACCACCACGTGCGACCAGGGCGAACAATGGCTGTCTGATTTGCTTAAGAGCCTTATTTATCTGGGAAGCTACAGCTCTCATCATGATTTTTTCTCCTTTAATACCAATGGATTTGCCCAGTCACCCTGACGTTTCAGAATAAGCTTTGTGGTTTTACCGTTCTTACGATCAAGCTGGAGAGTGCGACCATAGACAGCCCATTTGGCTGTTGCTCTTGATAAAACATTAGTTTCTAAATTGATGTACCAGCCCGTTGACCAAAGCTTCCCATCGATCATCCAACCCGAAACTGTTGCAGTCAGTGTGTGGGCTTCAAGGTCGTTATCTTTTTTGATTTTTTCTAGGGCAGCAGTCGCTTCAGCTTCAGTTTCCACATCACCTAAAGTGACGATTTTTAGACGGTTATAGTCATACTGTGTTTGAGCTGTAGTCTCAGACAGAATTGAAGTGGCATTACTATCCTGACTTAAGACCTTGATATCACTAAAGACCCTAGAAACATCATTTTCATACTGAAGACTGAGAACGTTGTTGCTGTTATTCAAAGGACGCATCAAGCGCAATGGTGTTTGCACGTGATATGGATTGGCAAATGGGTCACCGATCTGCAAAGTCCCATCAGGGTCAAGCCAAACATGTTGACCTGTGATTTGAGCTGCTTTTGTTAATGCATCCCAGAGAGATTCACCCGGCTCAACAGACACTTTATTCTTCAGCCATGCATTGTTTTGAATACGGACATCATGAAACAGTGAACCTAAATCGCCGCTCAAGATGTAACGACCTACCAACTCCTCGAGCGTTATCTGACGTCCATTAAAAATCGGTACGGAGCAATCAATTAATTGACCTGCAAGGTCACGGCCAGAAATCTGTAAACCATAACCGTCACGGCTTGCAGCTTCAGAGATTTTGTCTGCAACAGAAGTCAAAATAAGCTGATTTACATGGTACGCTTGAACTTTAGCACTGCCTTTAATATCAGCACTTAATGCTTGTCCACCTGTTTCAAATAGCGTAAAGCTCCAGTTTTCTGCTGGAGTATCGATCTGACTATCGATTTCAACTTGATCCCAGCCTGTAGCTTCTAGGCCAGCAATCACAAGACGGATTTCATTACCCTGATTATCTTGCATAGATAGTTAGCTCCATGCCGACCTGCAAGGTCGCAGGGTTTACTAAATCAGGGTTTAAGCGTCGAATTTCGTTGGCACGACTCATATCGCCATATAGATAATGTGCCAGCCAATGCAAGGTACAAGGCACAGGCACTTGTGTTTTAGTTATTGGTGGACGTGTCTCAATGAGTTCTTGGATTTGATCCTGTATTTGAGCAGCAACGTCTTTATAGACTTGTATTTGCGTAATACTTTCATAGGAATTAATGGCACGTTCTTCACGAATAGCTTGCTGAAGTACTTCACGTGTTTTTTTACGGACAAGCGCTAAATCGACTGGTGAAAAGCTAATATCTTGATTGTTTGCCATTTCAGTGCGTGTCGTTGCGATAACTTGTTGAGCTATAGCAACTTGGCTGGCTGCCTGTGTTGAACGCCAAACTCGGTCAAGCTCTGGAGTGCTATTATCACTTTGAAAAAGGTTTTCAAAACGCTC